GAAACCAATTGCAGTTTTTGACGGATTAGTGACGGTTGAAAATAAATACAGGACGGCAATTTATTTTAGCAATGGAGTTGTAGGAGTTTTAGTAAAAAAAAGCGAAAACGCAAGAGATGTTATTTTGTCAAGTAGTAAATTTACAAGTGAAGGATTTTTAGATATTATCGTTCCACGAAATACAGAAAGAATAATTACAATTTCTTTAACAAGCCAATACGAAGACCAAAGCACGGATACAAGTTTCATAATAATAAATCAACAATGATAAATAAAATAATTGAAATGCTTTTATTAAGCAACTTTTACGGAGAGAGTGAAAACATAGACATTGCAAAAGGCAAGTATAAATTTACGACTTCAATAAAAGACCAATTTAAACAAGCGTTAAGAAAAAAATTAATAGAAAAAAAACTAAAAAATAATGGCTGAAAAAAGAGTAATAGAACTTGAAGTAAAGACAAATGCAGGAGCCGCCGCCGCAGAAATTCAAGCGGTAAGTGTATCGTCGAATGTTGCTACGGCTTCAGTCACAGGTTTAGGAAATGCGAGTGCCGCCACAGGTGCTAAAATGGGTACATTTGGAGCGATTAAAACTGCAATTACAGGACTTATTCCGGGACTTGGAGCCGCAGAAGGTGGAGTAATGAAGTTAGGCGCACAATTTATGAAGTTACTAGCAAATCCTATTGTTTTACTTATTGCAGGTATTGTAACGGCTTTAAAATTTGTTTATGAAGCGTTCCAATCTAACGTTCAAGGAGGAAAAGATATTGCGGCGGTTTGGGCGGGTTTAAACGCAGTAGGAACACAAGTAAAAGACGCAGTAATGGGACTAGTACGCGCGTTTGGTTATGCCGCACAAGCGGCGTACAAGTTTATTACTTTAGATTTTAAAGGAGCCGCACAAGCAATTAAAAACGCAAATGGAGAAGCCGCCGCGTCGTTTAAACAACTTGAAAATGCCGCAAATGGTAAGACTTACAACATTGTAAAAAATTTAGAAAAAGAACAACAAGCAAATAATAAAGCAAGAAAAGAACAAGCGGTTACACAATCGGCGGTTAATAAATTACTCGTTCAATCAAGAGAAATTTTAACAGACGAAACCGCGTCTATGGCTGATAAACGAAAAGCACTAGCACTTGTAACAAAAGAAGAAACAAAAGCCGCCGCAGAACGTGTAAGGATTGCACAGATTGATTTAAACATTTTAAAAGCAAAAGCAAAAGCACTTGGAGGACAAGCGGAAATTAAGATGAAGCAAGAAATTCGCGACGCAACGGTGGCTCTAAACGAAGCGGAAACCGAAGGTGCAATGACGGGTATAAAATTGAACAAACAAAAGAAAATGTTGGCTCGTCAAGAAAATAGCGAAAATAAAGAAGCAATAGAAAGTGGCAAAGAAAAAGCAAAAGAAAATAAACAAAGAGAAACCGACAAAGTAAAAGAGCGTGAAGATGCTTTAAAGAAAATTAAAGATTTAGAAAACGCTTACGCTGATAGTTTGCTAGGCGAAGAAGCAAAAGAGATTGTTGCAGTACAAAGAAAATATGCCGAACTTTACGCTGAAGCAAAAAAACACAAATTAGACATAACGACACTTAAAAAAAATGAAGCCGACGAAAAGTTAAAAATAGAAGATAAATACGACCAACAGGTTTTTGATAAAATCGCGGCGCTTACTGACACCGAGCAACAAAAATTATATGACGCTTATCAAAAAGAAATAATTGCCGCAAAAGGAAACAAAGATTTATTATTGGCTTTAGAAAATGACTACAATAAGAAAAAAGACGTTTTAGACAAAGCAGAAAAAGACAAAAAAGCCGCGGCAGATTTAAAGTTACAAGAAGTTTTATTAAGCGCGGACGAATTTAAATTTTTAAAATTAGATTTAGACTATAAAGCACAACAACTTTTATACGCAAACAATGAAGAAGCGTTAAAGGCACTTCAAATCAAATATTCTGACGATAAAGTTAAATTAGAAACTGAAGTAGCAAATAAACAAAAAGCACTAGACAAAGAAGTAGCGGACAAAAAAGCGGCTACTTTATCAAGTCAACTTGATTTAACGAAAAAAAGTTTTCAAGCGTTTGCCGACGTTGCTACACTATTTGCAGGTAAAAATAAAAAAGCACAAAAAACTGCGTTTAATATACAAAAAGCGGCAAATATTGCTTCGACAACTATTGACACATATACTTCAGCAATGGCGGCGTATAAGTCAGCCGTTGGAATTCCTGTTGTTGGACCCGTTTTAGCGCCAATAGCCGCCGCGGGTGCAGTTGCGGTTGGTTTAATGAACATTAAAAAAATAGCCGCGTCACAATTTGAAAGCGCAACCGCGCCAAGTGGCGATACAGGCGGCGGAGATAAAGGAACAACTGCGCCAACAATGAGCGCGCCACAATTTAACGTTGTCGGTCAAAGCGGAGTTAATCAATTAGCAAGTTTAGGACAACAACCCGTACAAGCGTATGTTGTTTCCGGTCAAGTAACTTCACAACAAGCACTTGATAGGAATAGACTAGAAAACGCAACATTAGGTGGTTAAAAGTCGGTTAAAAATGCAACAAACCAACAAAAATTTAATTTAATAGTTATGAGAATAGTAGAATTAATTATTGACGAAAAAGACGAGGAAAGCGGAATTTCCGCAGTAAGCGTTGTAGAAAGTCCGGCGATTGAAAGCGATTTTTTAGCACTAAAAAAACACGAAATAGAGTTAAAAGAAGTTGACGCAGAAAAGCGTATTTTAATGGGGGCGGCATTAATTCCAAATAAACAAATTTATCGCAAGAACGAAAAAAACGAAGAATACTATATTTACTTTTCGGAAGAAACGGTAAGAAAAGCAAGTGAATTATTTTTTATGAATAGCAATCATAATAACGCAACTTTAGAGCATAAAGATAAAATTACCGGAATGTCAGTCGTTGAAAGTTGGATAGTAGAAGGTCAACACGACAAATCTATGAACTACGATTTTAACTTTCCAAAAGGAACTTGGGTAATTTCAATGAAAGTAAATAATGATGAAATTTGGAACAAAGTTAAATTAGGCGAAGTAAAAGGATTTTCTATTGAAGGTTATTTTGCGGACAAATACGAAATGAGTTTAGTAAATGAAGAACAAATTTTAATGGATAAAATCAAAGAAATTATTTTAAATGGCGAAGCAAACTAACGTTAAAATCCACCTTAAAAAACCAAAAATTAAACGCGCCGGAGTACACGCAAAAACGCGAACTAGTAAATTAAAATCAAGTAAAAATTACGTCAAATCTTATACACGACAGGGCAAATAAACGTAAAAATAACAAAAATACTAAATGCTATTTAAAGCACTTTTAAAGCGATTTAACGAACTTTAGTTTTATATGAAGGTCTAATACGTTTTTTAAGAGAAGTGAAGAATAGAGCGTGGGCGTGACTTACAGAAGCACTAAAAAAAATAATAAAATGGACGATAAAAAGAAAAAAGACGCTGAAAAATCACGAACAAGTCCGAAAGGAGGCAGGCGCGGTTGTCTATGTAAAGACGGAAAATCTTACAATGTAAAGTGTTGCGACGGCACACTAAAAGCACAAGGAATTGGTGCAGTTTAAATTTGAAAATACAACAAAAAATAAACAATTAAATTATATTAATATAACCAAAAAACAAAAAAATGAAAACAAGCGTAATTAACCAAATTAAAAGTTTACTCGGTATGGAAGTAAAACTAGAAACAATTAAATTAATTGACGGAATAACAATTTTTGAAGCGGATACTTTTGAAACTGACAAAGAAGTTTTTATTGTAACTGAAGACGAGCAAAAAATTCCTGTTCCGATTGGAGAATACGAACTAGAAGACGGAAGAATTTTAGTTGTTGAAGTTGAAGGAATTATTTTAGAAGTAAAAGAAGCAACAACTGAAGAAGAAGTAGTAGAAGAAAAAGCGCCGGAAGTAGAAGAAGAAGTAGAAGCAAAAACAACAAAAAAGACAATCGAAAGCATAGTAAAAGAAACTTTCTTTGCAGAAATTGAAAAACTTGAAAAAGAAAATAAAGAGTTAAAAGCACAAATACAAAACTTATCTAAAGTTGACGCAGTTACAACAGAAGTAACCGAACTAGCAGAAGTTAACCCAATTTCTTTTAACCCCGAAAATAAAAACGAAGTAAATCAAATGAAATTTGGAAGTAATAGACCAAAAACATTAATGGATACAATTTTAGAAAAAATTAACAAATAATATTAACAACTTAAAAATTTAAAAAATGGCAAATCCGGTTACAACAGGATCAACTTACGCGGGTACATTCGCAGGTAAGTATTTAAGCGCCTCTTTATTAAGCGCACCAACATTAGACAATGGTGGAATTACAATTTTACCAAATGTCGCATACAAACAAGTTTTACAAAATTTATCTACGGGTCCAATTGTCGCAAATGCGGCCTGCGATTTTCAAACAGGAGCAGGAACCGTAACACTTACTGAAAAAGTATTAAAAACAAAAGAACTGCAAGTTAATATCCAATTGTGCAAGGGCGACTTAATGCAAACTTGGCAAGCGGCCGAAATGGGTTATTCTTCTTACGGAACTATGCCTAAATCATTTGACGATTTCTTAATCGCTCACGTTTCGGCAAAAGTTGCCGCGGCAACTGAAACAAACATTTGGACAGGTTCCGATGGAGCGGGTACATTTGATAGTATCAC